GCAACAGCCGCTCGGCATCGGTCGCGAGTATTACAGGGGATTGGGCACGCGTCACGACGATCATCGACGGCACGGGCATCACCGGATCGTTCAGCGCCGACCCGGCCGACCTGCGGGCCTTTGTTCGCGGGCAGGCACTCGGACGAACGGAATCCAACACGGAGATGTTCTTCGAGGCCGTGAATGTGGGCGCAGGCCGCCCGCCGGGCATCTACGGGGCACGCACCGATTCGGGCGTGGCGTCCGCCAAGTTCACCTCGCTCGGACTCGGTACATCGTGGACGATCATGGCCGTGCTGCAAATACCAGACGAGTGCTGGGACGCGTGGGCTGGGAATCACGCCGACACATGGTCAAGCGCCGCGCCCGTCCTCTCGATCGCTGACAGCACGGACACCGAGCATGTGACCTTCCAGGCGATGATGAACTCGACGGCGGCGGGCGGCAACGGGGCATCGTTCACGAGCGCCGACTTCGATTGGGAGCTCGTGGACAGCGACTCAGCGACGGCCACGGAGGTCGATGATCATCCGGCACGCAATGTGCCCGTGCTGGTGGCGATCAGCAAGGACGGCACGGGGGCGATCCAGTACGCGATCGGCACGCCCGGCGGTGTGGTCAGCGGCACGCGCGCGATGAGCACGGCGATCGACGCGGACACGATTCGTCTGTCCGATGTGAGCGAAACCGACGCACTGGAGATGTACATCCACAAGATCGAGTACGACGCGACGGCACGCACTGCATCGGAACTGGAAGACATTGTTGAGGATGGAGCGTTCCCGGCAGCCGCGATAGGCGGCAACCGATCCCGAATCCGTGACGGTCTACGCCAGAGATGAAATACGGAACATGTACTGATTCTAATGGGATTTTATGAGGGTTAGCAATAACTAATTCAAGCTAAAAGATCAGCGAAGTATCAGCGAGATATGGCGAATGACGAAAACATCAAGCCGCACCAGTTCAAGCCGGGTCAATCGGGCAACCCGAAGGGCCGTCCGAAGGGACGCGGGCTCACGGACAGGTTGCGCGAAGTCTTGGAAAAAGACAACGGCAAGGCGGCGGACGAACTCATCAAGACCGCGATGCGGGAAGCTAAGGCGGGTGATTTCCGATTCTGGAACGCGATCTTTGACCGGCTGGAAGGCAAGGTCGCTGATCGCATTCAGCATTCTGGCGATGGTGGCGGGCCGGTGCAGGTCAACTTTATACGCGGAATTGACCCCCGAAAGAAGGGGGGCGATGGAGGTTAACTTTGAGATCCCGCCCGACGCGTATGACTTCGCTATGGACGAGTCCCCGTGGGTGCTTGGCCATGGCGGTCGCGGTTCCGTTAAGACAACGGGGCTTTGTATCGGCGCGTACCAAAGAGCCAAGAAGCCCGGCGCGATTGAGTTCATGTGCCGTCAAAAGCTGATCGATTTCAAGGCGACCACACTTGTCAATCTGATTCAGGGCGTTGGTGAAGTCCCCCCTGTTATCCCTCCGGGCACATACGACCACAACAAAGCAGAGAAGGTCATTTCAATCCACGGCGGCGGGAAGATCATCTACAACGGACTTGATCAGGGTGATGTGAGTCGGATGATGGGTTCGACGGGTAAGGGTTCGTCGTTGAATGTGACGGGTGCACACTTCGACGAATGTGTGGAGATGGAAAAGGCCGCGATTCTTCAGGTCTGTATGGGTGTCCGTGTCAAGGTGTCTGGCCTCCCACTCACCCGCAAGTTTGCTTGTAACCCCGGCCTGCCGAGCAGTTGGGTTGCAGAGGATTGGGGGCTTGCCCTTGATCACAAACCGAAGCCTGGTCGGGTGTCGTACTTCCTCGACCCCCGCGACAACTGGCACCTCCCTAAAGAGTTCATCGAGGAACTTGAGGCGCTGGATGGAGTTGCACGCGAGCGGTACCTAGAGGGCAAGTGGGTTGGTTCCGATGGTATGGTGTTCGATCGGTTTGACCGACGCTTGCATGTACGCGAGCTCAAGAAGAACTGGAAAAAGCAACTCATCGGCGTTGACGACGGATACACCGACCCGTTTGTGGTGCTTGATATTCGCTGTGACCACGATGGGCGTTACCACATTGCCCGCGAGGTCTACGAGACCAAGCTGATCCAGACTGAGAAGATCGACCGCATACGGGCACTCTGGGACGGCGAGAGCGATATCTATGTGGACTCGGCAGAGCCCGACCTGATTGAGACGCTGAAGCGTAAGGGCATTCGTGCATTCCCCGCCGACAAAGGGCAGGGCTCAATCATGTTCGGCGTGAATGTGATCCAGACGCTCTTAGCGCCACGCGACGATGGTGAGCCCGCCCTGACCGTTGCCCCGAACTGCACGAACATGATCAGGGAGTTCGAGTCGTACGAAATGGAGCCGGGCAAGGATCGGCCCCGCGACCGTGACAACCACACGCCCGACGCGCTGCGGTATGCCTTGCGTGCGGATGTGACCGAACGCGGCCTTCGCGTGCTCGGCCCCGACCCCGATGAGGTCAAGAAGCAAGAACAACCCAAGTCGTTCGCAGAGATGCGGGCGGATGATCCCGAATGGGGGTGGTGATGCCATTGTTTAGACGAACCAAAGCCGCACCCAAACTCGCCAACCCGGTCAACCCCGAAATATGGGGTGACACGCTCAAGCAGTCCGAGCAGCTTGCACGGCACTACGGGAACAATCCCGAGGCCCACGAGTTGCTTGCACGGGCATTCGGCGAGGCCGCGATCTGTGCCCGTATCAACGCGAAGATATGCGATTCGGCGACGCTGCGCCTGTACCGGCGTGCGGGTGCTGGCGGGGCACGCAAGAACACCAAAGGTTCCCGCGTTGGCGGCGCGACCCACAAGGCCATGCAACAAGGCCAGTACGGGCGGAAACTCGCCGAGTTCACTCTGGGCGGCGCGGAGATGGTTGAGGTCATCAGTCACCCAGCACTCGATCTTGCACGAAACCCCAACTGGTTATTCCCCGGAAACGAGATCAATCTAACCGGGTGGACATTCCGCTGGTTGGTCGGCAACTCGTACGAGTTCGCATCGTTCACAGGATCGACCCCGACACAGCTTTACCCGATGTACGCCCAGCATGTGAACATCGTCGCGAATGACGAGACAGGCATCGAGGCGTATGTGTACGGACGCGCGGAGACATCATGGCATCCATACAGCCCGAACGAGGTGATTCACTACAAGCTCTGGCCGTCGCTGCACTCTCCCCTGTACGGGGTGTGCCCATTGCACGATGTGCTTCCGTATGTGGATCAGTTGCGAGACTCGGTGATCCTCGACATTGCGATGACAAAGAACGGGTTGCGTCCGGACATGCTGGTGAACCTGCCGGAAGGCACGCCGGACAAGGAGCGCGATTCGTTCGTCAAGCGATTGAAGAACAGCTACCGGGGCGTTGGGCGATGGAACGAACCGCTGGTCACGACCGGCGAGACGAAAGTGCAGCCCCTCACATGGCCCGAGAAAGAGGCGATGTCCCTGCCCAAGCGGGACGAGGCATCGAAGATGGTGCGGCGTGCGTACGGCCACGACGAATCGCAGGCCGATTCATCGGATTCGACCTACGCGGCGGCGTTGATGGGGGACTCTCGGTTCCTGGGTCAGACGATCGAACCTGCGTTGCAGCAGGACGCGGCGCAGAAGGTGAAGATTCTTCAGTGGTTCGGTCTTGACCCTGACGAGTACGGGTTCGCGTACGACCCGATGGTTGAGAAGGATGAGGCGACCTTTAACGAGCGTTTGCGTGCTGATTGGCAGGCGGGCATTCGTACTGCAAACGAGGTTCGTATCGAGATGGGCCTTGATCGGATCGACGATGAGAACGCGGACAAGTTGATGGTGAATGGTCAGCCGTTGGGTGCTCAGGCACAGTCCGACCCGTTCGGCGGGTTGCTTGGCGGCTTCAATCGTCCCCAACCGAAGGAAGACCCGAAGCCCGACGACGAACCCTCCCCGCCCGGATCGGGTGAGGAACCCGTACCCGAGGAAGAAAAGGGGATGCGATATCTGTCAACCGAAGATGCCGCAAACGGCGATTACCCCGGCAAGTCCGTAGACTTCAAATCCATCCTCCACGACCACGAATCCCCCCTCTGGCGAGACTGCGAGGAATGCCGACGCACAAAGGACGATGACGACGACTTGCAGGCGTACGACGCGAAGCTCAGGGACGCGATCAGACGCTATCAGGGGCAGGTCGAATCGGTTGCACGCGATGTCGTGACCGACATGCAGGCCGAGGCGTTGGATGCGATCGGCAAGGGGCGCACGCCGAATCTCGCCCCGATCGTTGAACAGGCGGCGCCCGAGTTCGCAGACGCGATGAGCGAGATCGTGCGGCTGGGTGTGACGAATATCCTCGAGTCCGGCCAGTTCGGTGGCAGCGTACCCGATGAGGCGTTCAACATCGCGCCCGAGCGTGCGTTGCAGTTCCTCGACACCTACTCGTTTGAGTTGGCGGGCGAGCTTGCAGATACGACGGTGAAGATGACGGAGACGGCTGTACGGAACGGGCTTGAGCAGGGCCTGAGCATTGCCGACATCGCTGCGGAGATGGAGGGGTTCCCCGAGTACCGGGCGGAAGCGATCGCACGCACAGAGACGAACAGAGCGTACAACGCGGGCCATCGCGAGGGTGCGAAGGCGGTTGGCGTTGAGGAATACCGGATCATCACCGCTCCGGGCGTTCGCAAGTCACACGCGGCGATCGCTGCACGGGGCTGGACACCGATGGACGATCCGATCGTGAAGGCGGGCGAGGTGATTGAGGGCGAGACATTCACTCGTGATCTGCATGCGCCTCCGTTGGGGGTGAACTGCCGGTGCTCGATCACATTCAAGTTTGAAGGGGAAGATGCATGATCAAAGAAATTATCCAACTTATCCGTCAGGTGTTCACATGGTTCGTGATCGTTTCCCCGTGGGAGCGGGGTGTGCGCGTTCGTATGGGCAAGCACATGAGAGAGATGATGCCCGGAGTACACCTTCGGGTTCCATTCATTGATCGGTTCTATCGCCAGTCTATCCGTAGGCGATCAGTGCTCATTCCCGCGATGACGCTCACCACAAGCGACGAGAAAACCATAACCGTTGGGGCGTTCTTTTGGTACGAGATTCAGAACATCATCGCACTCTATGACACGCTCCATGATGCCCACGACACCATAGAGAGCGAGGTTTCGGGCCTGATGTCGCGGTATGTGGTTTCGCATACGCACGCGGAATGTCAGGCGGAGAAACTGTCTGCGTATGTCATCGAAAACCTCGATTTAGAAAAGTACGGAATCGGGGGATTCGACTTTGCAATATCGAATCACGCTGAGCACAAGACCTATCGGTTGATTACGGGGGAGACCCGCCAGTGGTCTGGCGCAGAGCGGCTTAACACGAGTCAGGCATTGGGCGATCCTGCCCCAAGCGTTTAACAGGAGACCCACAATGATCGCAACCGACATCCTTCATCGCCTCAAGCAGCACCCCGGCGTGCTTGACCAGTCCACGATGGGCGTTGTCTCGTCATTCGGCAAGGGGGCCGAAATACGAGTCAAGAGCGACGAACGAACCCGTGATCTCGTCGTGATCGCAAACACGGACGACATCGACCTGGATAACGAGGTTGTCGTACCCAGCGGCGCGAACACGGCGTACTTCGAGCGAAACAAGCAGATTTTCGCCGATCATATGTATGATCTGGGCAATGTCGTGGGCACGCTACGCAACCTCTACCGCTACCCAAGCGAGACAGAGCACAAGGCGTGGCGTGTGGTCATGCACCTGCACGACAACGCGCTGGGCAAGGCCGCTCAGACGATCGTCGAGGAAACGGGCCAGATCGGAGTATCCATCGGGTTCGTGGCGAAAGAGTACGGGCCACCCGACGATGAGGAACGCAAGGCGTACCGTGGCAAGGACGGTGCATCACCGCGTTCGATCGTGCGCGAGTGGGATTGGTTCGAGCTGAGCGTAACCGCGTTGCCCTGCAATGTGGCGTGTCAATCGATGACGATGACGCAGGGCAAGTCGCTGGACATGCTCCATGAGGTGGAGCGATTGGTGACGAAAGGCCGTATTGATCGCGAGTCTGCGTACTTGCTTGGGATGCCGATCGAGCCGAAGCGGAAGATGCACGCGGTCACAGATCGGGTTGTTCTGCGTCCTCAGTTGGAGCCGGTGAAGGTGTTTGATTGGGGTTCGGTAGGTGGATAGATCATAAATCTTTCTTATGACCACAAGATATTCCATAAATCCTGTTGACACCACAAGAGGGTTCGGCCACAATACGGGTGTTGATGGGGTCGGTGCTTGGACGGCAGCGATCTACGCGCCTGTTCTCTGTGGTGGGGGGCAGGTGATTTGAAACCACCCCTGTCTCATTGAGGCAGGCAGCGGCGGCCAGAATGGTCGCCAGCACGACAGGGTGCCAGATTGGTAAAGGGCCGAGCGTGAGCGAGGTATATGCGGGTTCGAGTCCCGCCCCTGTAGTTGTAAATCTGAACGGCTTCCCCTGCGAGGGATCGCGCCCGGCACACCGGCCAGTGTGCTGCGGCCCCTGACCTCAATCGCGTTGCCCGGACGGATGTGTTTTCTCATGGAAACCACTTCCCAAAGGAGCATCAGCGATGAAGTGGAATCAAAAGGGTCTGCTCAAGGCAGGCAAGCAGATTGCAAAGGCAGTCGGCGCACGAGACTTTGAAGGCGAGACAGGCGACGAGTTCGTCAAGTGGCTCGGTGAAATCACCGCCGACCGGAATGTCACCTACGAAGGTCTGATGGAAGACAGTGAGTTCGATGCGGACACCGTCCGCAAGGGCTGGAAGGCTGTTCACATCACCCCCGACGCGGGCGAGGAAATCATCGTCAATGACGGCATGGAAACCGCCGAGGCGGATGTCGAAGATGAAGAGACTAAAGAGCTTGACGAGGACGAAGAGCTCACCAAAGCGTTCCGCCTGATCCGCAAGCATCAGCAGGACAACGGCATCAAGCCGAAGACCTTCATGAAGTCCGTGCATGAGTCGAGTCTTGACATGCCCGGACATAAGCGATTCGGCGATGCCCGAAGCGCGAAGATGCTCGCCTATGACCGTCGCGTCAAGAGCGGCGAGCGCATGAGCAAGACGGGGCACGCGCCGGTGTTTGCCGACGCGGAGCGGATGGAGGCGTTTAACGCTTTGGTTCGCTATCAGTCGATGGGCAACCACGGCTACAAGTTCATGAAGCAAGACGAGAAGATTCTCACCAAGACCCATGTTCTCTCACAGAACAGCACGGGCGGCGCGGTGGTCTTCGGCGAGTTCTTCCCTGACCTGATCGAAAACTTCAGTTCGTACGGTGCTGCCCGCGCTGCCGCTGGCATTACCCCCATGAGCGAAGGTCGATGGGTTGGCCCCAAGCTGCATTCGGACATCACGGTTGGCGATGTCGGCGAGGGCGAGGCCATGACCGCATCGGATGTGCTGCTCGGCAATGTCGAACTGAACGCATCCAAGTCCTACGCACTCGCAAAGGTCAGCATGGAGCTTCTGAATGATGCTGCCGTGAACCTTGAGGATGTGCTGGCATCGTCAATGATGCGTGCACTCCGCGCGTACGAGGATGATTGCTACTTCAACTCAGCCAACAACCGGCAGGGTATCTCGTCGAAGATCGGGTCTAACTCGACCAACGACGCGAACCTTGCGGGGCGATCGACCGCCAACTGGGGCGGCTACGAGGTTGCCGACATCCAGAACACGATCGGCAAGTTGGCGACCTGGGCTTCGGAAGACCCGAACTTCGGTATCGCCTGTTCGTGGCAATACTACATGACGGTTCTTCGCCGCTTCATGCAGTCGGCTGGTGGCAACACCGGGGCGATGCTTGCAAGCGGCGTTGCTGGCCCCGGCCTGACTTCGCGTTGGGAGTGGGACGGCATCCCCGTCTACATCAACAACAAGGCTCCCAAGACCTACAACGCCGATCAGATCGACGCATACATCGGTGCGTTCTCGTATGCGACGAAGCTTGGTGTTGTGACCGGCTCGGAGTCGATCGCAACCACCGACCAACGCTGGTTCGACGAAGACATCTTCGGGATCAAGATGACTCAGCGTTGGGCAATCAATGTCCACGATGTCAACGACGAAGCCCTCAGCGCGTCCACCGATGCCGGTTCCGGTGTCGTGGCGCTCAAGGCGTAAGGAGGTAACCCCATGAAAGCCATTCAGAACATGAAGTTCGCTCAGGCGATTTACCCCCAGTCCTTGACCAACGACACTGCTACTGCGGTGGAGGTTGACGCAACCGGGGCAAACCACGCAACCTTTGTGTTCCCCGTTGGCGCTTCAGCGGGCAACATCAGCGTGTCAAAGGTTCAGTACGCGACCACTTCGGGCGGTTCGCTGACTGATGTTCCCAGCGGTGCAATCACCGCAGACACGATCGATTCGGACGCAGACAACACGATCCATGTGGTTCATGTTGACCTGAGTGACAAGTCGATCGGCAACTTCCTCAAGGTCACGCTGACCGAAGACAACACCGGCGCGGTTCTGATCGGGTGCCTCTGCATTCTTTCGGAACTCAACGACGGCCCGACTTCGGCATCTGAGCGTGGTCTGACCACCGAGGTATATGCCTAACCCAAGCCCCGCATTCGGGAACGGGTGCGGGTTCTTTTTAACCCATAGGAGGGCATATGTGGATCAAGTTTACTCAAGACACTTCATTCGGTAAAAAGGGCAATGTCATTCAGATGAATGATGGCGATGCAGGTTCATGGATTCGCACCGGCATGGCTGTCAAGTCTGATCCGCCCGCGACCAGTGCGGAGAGCACCGCTTCCAAGCGCGTCTCCCGCAAGAAACTCTCCAACAAGTCCCTGAGCGCAGCGGAGTAACCCGTGAAGACATTCGTATGTAATCAGGACATTGATGTGACCGACGCGGTTTTAAAAACCCGTCTCACGCCCGATGTCGCACTGTTCGTACGCCGCTTGGTGGACGAGGCTGGCATTCGTTTCGTGAAGCCCGTCAAGGTATACGCGGACGCGAATCCCGACGAAGACTCAGTTAATGTGACGCTGGAGTAACCCGTGGCCATCATCACCGCAGCCGAGTACAAGACGCGCCGGAGCATCTCCGGTACGGACTATGACGCGATACTCGCGGTGATTATCCCATCCAAGCAGGCATGGTTGGAGCGACAGTGTGGGCGGGACTTCGACGAGGAAACCTACACCGACCTTGCACACGACGGGGACGGTTCCCCGCGTCTGTGGCTCAAGCACTGGCCCGCGTCCGATGTGACGGCGGTCAAGCTGCTCAACTCGGACGGGTCAACGACAACGCTGGATACGAGCTCGTACCGGCTGACGGATGGGGAGTACCTGTATCGTCAAAGCGATACCTCAACCGCATGGGAGCCGCAGAGCGTCTTCAGTGACTATCGCGGCCCATGCTTCCCCAATGGAGACGGGAATGTGCTGGTGTCGTTTACGGCGGGGTATGCAAACGATGAAGCCCCGGACGACCTGAAAGACCTGATGTTTACGCTCGTGGACATGGGCCTTGACGAGCGGGGGCAGAACCCGATTGTTGCCCAGCGTGCGGACGGCGTGGTTCAGCGTACGCGTATGACGGCGGCTGAGCAGCGTGCGGTGCTTGCCGACCTGGTTCGTCCGTGGAAGCGGGTGAGCGTATGACACTCGGCCCGCCTCAGATGCCCGCGTCGATCGGTTTCTATACCGCGTACGCGACGATCACCACCCCCGAGTTTGGGACGCTCTCGGCATCGGGGATGCCTACCCGTACGGTCGGGTCGAATGACACCAATGTACCGTGTCGGCTCGATGTGGCGAGTGGCTCGGAGTCTGAGCGGTACGCGCACATGGTTGATGAAACGGCGTATCGATTCATCTGCCCGGTTGCTGACCCTAGTGGTTCTGCGTACACGATCAAGAAGGACTACTACATCACGATCGGCGGTGTGAAGTATCAGGTGCTCGGTGCGGGCAAGCCGGAGGGTCTGAGCGGCCAACAGACAGCGATTCTCAAGAAGGAGGATCGTTGATGGGCGTGGTGATTGAAGACAACTCTGATGCGTTCCTGAAGCGGTTGACAGACGCAGTGGATGGCCCCGGTGGTGGTCTGGATGCGGCGACGCAGTTCCTTGCATCGAAGATGCGGGAGTCCATGCCGCAAGGTGGGGATTACGATGTCGCCAATGACACACCGACCGCGAACATCAAGGCATCAGCCCCCGGTTCGCCCCCGATGGTTCGTTCGGGTCAGTTACGAAACTCACTGACCAACGCCCGCGTTGGCACGCTCCGGTGGGCTGCGGGAACGAATGTGAAATACGCGAGGATTCAGGAGTTCGGGGGGACGATCAATCACCCCGGCGGCACGGCGTATTTCATCAAGGATGGGAAAGCGGTGTTCGTGAGTGAGACTGCCGCGCTGCAAATGTCGTTGAGCGGCCAGAAACTCAACAAGACTAAGCCGCACCCAATCACACTACCCGCCCGCCCGTACATGCGGCCCGCATTACGCAACAACGAGGCCGCGATCAGTCGGGTGTTCAACGCCCGTGTCCGTCGGAAGATGGGAGGCACGCAATGAGTTTTAACCCATTCGCACCCGAGGGCGCGATCATCACCCGGCTCAAGTCACATGTGGCCTTAGTGACCGCAACGCAGGGCATTTTTAACACGGTCGCGATCGACGGTGACGGATCGGAAATCTCGGTCGGCGTGGGCAAGCAGCCATTCGTGGTGCTCACCCATGTATCGGGCACCTTTGGCGGCTCGACATTCCGCACGAACATCGCGTCGTCTGTGTATCAGGTGAGCGTGTTTGATGACAAGAAGAACGGGGACGACGCGGCGAAAACGGTGGCGGGCTATGTCTTTGGTGACTCCGAGGGCACGGACAACGAGCCGACCTACGGGCTTGCTCGCTGGAAGATGACGAGTGTGGCGGATATGGCGAGCGTGACTGTGGTTCCCGAGTCCTACGGCACACTTCATGATGCCGAGGCACTTCATTACTGGATGACTTTCTCGATTGAGAATGTGGAGGCGTAGCAATGGCACCAACAATAGGTCTTACCGGCCTGATTTCGTCAAGTGACACGGGCAAGCCCCTGCACTATCTCATCAACTCGGGTACAGATCCGTATTCAGCCACGCTGAACATCGCGGGCGAGTCGTTTGATACAACCCCGTTTTCGTCTACGGCGCCCGTGGCGGTCAGCAATATCAGCGGGCTTCAGTCGTGGTCAGGTTCGTTCAGTGGTCGATTCCCGGCAGGTGGCGCGGCATCGGGCCATTTGGGGAATGTGACCTTTGCGAGCGGGTACGCGACGAATGTTCGCGGCTGGACGATCACGGCATCGGTTCAGGCGCATGATGTGACCGCACAGAGCGGGACGGCCCCCACATGGATGAGCTACCTTCCCGGCCTCTACTCCTACTCGGGATCGTACGAGTGTCTGGTGGACGACACGACGGCGATCAGTGCTTGCACAAGCGGCTCGGCAACATTCCGCATCTCGACCGAGAGCACGAACGACAACGAGCTATCGGGCAACATCGTGGTGACGGGCGTTTCGGTGAACGGTCAGGTCGGCGACAAGTGGTCGGTGACAGTCTCGTTCGTGGTCAACGGGAACCTTTCGACGGACGGTGATTCGTCGCTGTTCGAGGTGGATTCAGCGGGCACGCCTGATCCGCTCGAGACTCCGGAGGCGACGGCGATCTCGATCCGCGTGGATGGTTCGCGTGTCTACTCGGGTGATGCGTTTGAGACTGGGTGGACGATCAGCAGCGCGATCGGTTCTCAGGTGAGCGTGAGCGTGAACTTCCAAGGTACGGGTGCGCTGACGATTGGGTGATTAGGGAAGGCGATCATGCAAAGGTTGACATCTCAGTACGCTGAATCACGGCTTGCCTTCGGCGAATGCGTCAATCTGAGCAGACAAATCATTGTAGTTGGCGGCTCGTTCCTTCTTGATGCGGTCTTCACGCACATTCAAGTAGACGACGGCGGCAACTGTCAGGCAGAGCACTGTGATTGCGGCAACAAGAGGCATCGTGTTTCGGGGCTTCTTCATATTGGGGATTGTACATAATGCCCAGCGATAATGAAATAGCAAAAGCCAAAATCACGGTTGAGGCCGATGTTTCCGGGGTTAAAGCCGCAATATCGGACGCTAAATCCGAAGTGGGGTCGATGGCGGACGATATCGAGGAGTCTGCCGCACGCGGTGCCGGTGCCTTTGATTCAATGGGATCAAAGATCGATAGCAGCACGGCGGGTGTCCGTAAGTTCTCTGGTGCTATCTCGGGCGCGGTCGGCGCAGTAACTTCGCTGCTTGGCGTACTTGGTGTGCTGATCTCGGTGTTGACTACGCTGATCGCCTTGCTAAAGCGGAAGTCGGAGCGGCTAAAGGAACTCAGAAAAAACTACAAGTCTATCCAAGATCAGATCGACGACTTCAGCGTCGGCAACGCTCTTGATGAGTTTGAAAAATTTGAACATCAAATAAACCGCCAGATTGATGATCTTGTTAAGGAGGGCAAGATCAGGAAAGAGGCCGCGGAGACACTGCGTGCGCAAGCACAGGCCGCAGCCGATCTTCGGCGTGAGCAAGAAAAGCAAGAGGAGTCCGCGAAGCGTGGTGCCCTGCGCCAACAGCAACAACTTGCAGACGCCAAGTTGTACACCGCTGCCATTAAGGAACTTCAAGGCATAATCGAACAGCAAGAAATATCCTTGCTTCCGTCAGACGACCAGCTACAAGCCGACGCAGAGCGACAAAAGAAGATATTGCAGGATGCGTTCTCAGGATTCCTGCTCCCCGACGGTCTGATTGAGCAAGCCCTTGCCAATGTCGATCGCATCACGCAGAAGCAGCTCGAAGCCGAGCGTGAACGCCAACGCATCGCGGACGAAGCGCAGCGGCAACGCGAGGCAGAGGCCGACCGTCGCTCCCAAGAACGCGCCCAAAGAGAGGTGGAGACGATCAGGCAGGGACTCCGGTCAATCACCGCCGGAGAGTTCACCACTGTACTCCAATCAATGCCCCGAATCCTACAGGAAGTCGCGACAAAGCTCGGGAGG